TGTTGGAACATCTATATTTTCTGGATCAACTGTGAATAGTGGACAAGTTTATCTTGGAACTATAGTAAGTGGAAGCGGAACTTCTTGGACAGTTTCTATTGGTGGAACTTATGCCTCGCAAATTATGACTGCAGCAAATGTTTTATGTATGGCAGAAGGTGGCGGTGGAGGAAGTATTGGAAACTCACTTGGTATTGGCGCAGGTGGACGAAGTTGGCCAAGCACCGCTTACGGCACATACGGCGGTGGAGTTGGTGGAAATTCTAATATCCAATCCAGTGGTGGCGGCGGTGCTGCTGGTTACACGGGAAATGGAGGAAATGGCGGTAATGCAACTATTGCGGCTACCTCTGGTGTAGGTGGCGGTGCTGGTGGTGGTGCCAGCAGCGCAAGTGGTTCGGGAGGAGGCGGCGGAGTTGGTATAAATGGAATAGGGTTAAACGGCAGTGGTGGTACCGTAAATAGTGGCGGAGGCGGTGGTTCAGGAGGACAAACAGGCAACACTGCTGCAACTGGCAGTACTGCCGGTGCCGGTGGTATTTACGGCGGAGGAGGCGGACAAGGCGGAACTGCTTCGGCTAATGGTGGACAAGGTGCAGTCCTTATTAATTGGGGTGTTACTTTTCCTAATTTAATTTAATTTTTAATATGATATGTAATAAAATTACCACCTAAATATACAGTGGAATAATTAATGGCAAAACTACTAGACGGAACACGCATTTATGGTAACGCAACGATTGATAGCAACCTTGTTATCTCTGGTGGTTATGCTGCAACTTCTACTACAACTGGTAGTTTGCAGTTAACTGGTGGCGCTGGTATTACTGGTAACTTATACGTAGGTGGTAACTTAAGTATTGCGGGTAACACCACATTTATCAATACAACTACCATCACGACAACTGATACAATTGCTGCACCAGCAGTAAATGCTGGTACTATTGGAAATGCAAGTGCTGTATTATATGGAACGTTAAACTCAAGTAGTGCAGCACAAACAAATATCACAAGTGTTGGGACACTAACTGGTCTTACTGTTAGTGGCACTACTAATTTACAAGGCACTACAAATGGTGCCACTATCAATGCTAGTAGTTTACTAGCAACTACTATTGGAAATTCAGCAAGTAGTATTACTGGTACATTACAAACGGCAGCACAGACCAATATTACTTCACTTGGTGCATTAACTAGCTTAACTATGGCAGGTGCTATAAATGGACAAACCATTAATGGTACTTCTATTCTTGGTACTACTATCGGCAATACAGCTTCTGCCGTTAACGGTAACATTCATACTGGTAGTGCAATTTATGCTGGTACTATTGGTAATACGGGTGCTACGTTAACTGGTACCCTATCAACTGCAGCACAAACAAATATTACTTCTGTAGGAACTCTAACTGGACTTACTGTAAGTGGAACAACTAACCTACAAGGAACAACTAATGGTGCTACGATCAATGCTACCAGTTTATTAGCAACTACTATTGGCAACTCAAGTAGTGCTGGTACATTCAGCACAATAACAAGTTCTACTCATACACCAAGTAGTAATAATGCTGTTACACTGGGAAGTGCAAGTGCTTATTGGAGCACCTGTTATGCCGTAACATTTACTGGTACATCAACAACCGCAAAATACGCTGACTTGGCCGAAATGTATCATGCGGATGATTATTATACACCTGGCACTGTTATGATATTTGGTGGTGATCTTGATGTCACGGTTTCAACCCAATCTCATGATACAGCAGTTGCTGGTGTAGTATCTACCAATCCTGCTTATCTTATGAATGATAACTTTGAGCATGATAATTGGTTGCCGATTGCGCTAACAGGTCGTGTTCCTTGTTTAGTGCGTGGACCAGTAAATAAAGGAACGCTATTGGTAAGTAGTAGTGAGCGTGGTGTAGCGTGTGCGCTAGATAAATCGTTATACGAGCCAGGTTGTATAATTGGTAAGAGCATGGATATCATCTTGGATGATAGCATAGTAAAAATTGAAATAGCAGTAGGAAGATTCTAATGGGAAATATATACGCAGCACAATATCGTCGTGATTATAACGGTGAAACTATCTCTTATGTAGAAGATGCCGTACAAAAAAGTATATTTGTAACATCACGTAATTTACCATACGATATTCCTGTAAAATCTGCAGTGGTTCTTGGAAATGGCGTTAGTAGAAATAGTCCAGAAATTAAATTGCTTATAGATGCAAATAATCGTCGTGTGGCTGAAGGATATAAACTTACATATGCTTGCAATGCTGCATATCGTGATACACCAGCAGATTATTATGTAATTAAAAATAACATATTTTTCGCTGACATGGACACTGAACTTTATAATAAAATTTTTGTAACAAATGATTCATGGCTAGTATATAAAGAAACTAATTTGCTACCGCATTGTTATCATATGGATGCAGGCAGTAGTGCTGCATACTTGGCTGCGTTTGACGGTGCAGAAAAAGTATTTCTATTTGGGTTTGATGGAACTGATGGTGAAACAAGCGAAAATATCTATGCTAATACTTTTGGATATGATAATCCAGAACTAATTGAAGATTTTGATAAATTTAATGCTTTTCTTTATAATGTTGTTAAAGCATTTGGTAATACTAAATTTTATCGTGTGCGAAATCACTTAACTAATCACTTTAATTCAATATTAAAAACACTACCAAATTACATTGAAGTAAGTGTTCGAGATGCCGTTATTTTAGGTGATTTCTAAAATATTTTGAATTGTTTGAAGTTTATCTTTAATAACTTGGCTATTGAGTGAATTATATAAACCAGGATGTAGTGGTTTAGGAGTATTGGTTAAATCACACCAAGCATATCCCTTGTGTTCGCTACTTAATTCTGGTATAAATTCTGTTTTCACGAGAATTACAAACGTATGATAATTGAAGTGACCATCGGGTGAAGAGAACAATTCAAGTGGAATAGTTTTTATAATCTCTGGAACAAAACCAATTTCTTCAGCAATTTCTCTCGTTAAACCTTGATACAAAGTTTCATTCTGTTCAAGTTGTCCGCCGACTAGTCCCCAAGTGTCGCTATATGTATCTTGATCACGTAACAAAAATAAACAACGTCCGCTCTTTGCACTTAAGAAAAGCGCACCTGCGGCTGTTAAATCACGATTGACCATAGACCTTCTTGGTATAGACCTTCCCAACTTTTTTGCCATTGATTTCCATTCCATGCATATTGAATACTACTAAAAGTGTTGGTGACATAACTAGCATTACTAATTGAGTTTGGACGATATGCCACAAACCATGAATTGCCATTATATTGTATAATATCATTTGGCATTGCGGTAGTAATGCTACTATTTGCATTTTGCCACGCTACTGCACCATTTCCTAAACTCGCACCACCCATATTATTAACAATCAAATATCGCTGACCTGTGCTGGCTGCTGGCAATCCAACGCCTGGTCCATTTGCTTGTGGGTCCACAATCGCATTCACGCTTGGTAATATATTGGTTGGTACTGTAGCTGGATCAACTGTAAATTTAAGATTGTTTGGATTGGTGGGATCATACGCAACTGTTCCTGTAACTAATCTATCTGTTACGGTATCAGTAAGATAAAGCATGCTATAGTTGTTTGCTATTTCACCAAAACTATGAATAACTGGTGCCCAGGGTATAGCATTGCCTAAAGTAGTTGGTATTGATAGTGAATTATTGTTTAATTCTGGACCATGATTTGGAAATAACGTAACATTTCCGTTATTAACTAATGCTTGATATCCAGTAGGTGTAAAATATTGACGATTGCCAAGGTTATTAGTTTGGTCAATAAGTGCTTGACTTGGGTTTCCTAATGCATCATATACGTTAGCAACAACACTTTGAATAATACCGAGACGCAATAATTTTGCTGGTGTGGTGATCCAAATTGGTAATTCAAACGTAAAAGTAGCAACATCAATTGGATCATCACTGCCTACAGGAATATTTCTTGTAGTCCAATTAGTATCGGTTAAAAGAATATAACTTAAACTAGTCCAATCTAGGTAATTGTCAGTGCTTTGTATTTCCATATCTGGATTAAATTGCGCACTTATTTGTTCCCATAATTGTAGCTTTTGATCAAAGTTACTTGTCCATATTTCCATATTAACAGTTAATCTATATGGTGCTGGCATAAGACGATTCACAGTAAAATTTTGACCTTGATTGGAACTTACATTTCCTGTTAATGGGTCTTTGGCACGCGAACGTACTGAAATATTATCTATGTGATGCGGTTCTTGCATACGATTACGATCATAATCTACTTTTGTAATATACACGACCATTGCTGGAACAGCATTGATACTATTGTCACTATTTTGGCGCATGATAGCAGCAACTTGTCGGTTGGTATCGGCATAACGACATGGCACACGATATAATACACTATTGCCATTTATGTCTTTGCCAAATTCAACATACATATCACTGAATATGCGAACAAACTGATTCATAAATCTGCGTATTTGTTTATCGTAGAAAAATTGACCCACAAGTTTATCCTAGTTTATCTGGTGTTAGCTTCAATAAATTGCTTAGCGTTTGGCTACTTGCAACAGTTGCTCCATTAGTTAGTTTAACTGTGGCGGTGTTGTTAATAAATGAGCCAAGTTGTGTATTTGTATTAGCGCCTGTGATATTAGCACGATTTACATCTTGTATCGCAACCCATGTTGTT